GACAGAGCTATAGAGCTACTGCGAACGAAAGAGAGCAGTAGCAGAGGGACGCCCCTCTCAGGGCGTCCTATATAGAAGGGCTCTTTCTACAGCCGAGGCGTAAGAGCCTCGGCCTTCTAACAGTTCTATAGCTACTGAAGGGGGCACCCCCTAGAAGGGGGGCCCTATCCCATGCCCTACACAATGTGCCCCCGGCACAAGAAGCTATACCCCCTAGGCACAGCCTGTGCCCTATGCACCACCACACCACGCAGGCATAAGAGTAAGAACACTCGAAGGCCAGGGCATTACGACTACCAATGGCAGAAGGTAAGAGCTGAAGCTATTAGGCTTCAGCCCTATTGCCTATTCTGCGGTACAGATAAAGACCTAACCGGAGATCACATCCTTCCCCTTAAGGAAGGTGGCACGAACACACTCGATAACGTTCGTGTTCTCTGTCGCTCATGTAATACGCGAAGAGAGAATGACTACCGAAAAGGCAAAAGGTATTGACCCCCTGCACGGTGCCCCCGAAGAGGGGCCCGAGCATCACCACCAGGCCGTGAACAGTCCGGCCCTTCATGGGCCGGGCGGTAACGCCTCCCCCATAGCTCAGACTGACCGGATCACTAGACAAAGCCTTGACTTCCCGCTAGATCATCCGATCTGCTCTGATTTTTTTGGGGAAGGGGGATCTGAAAGATTTTTAAGATCCTTCCCCGCACCCGCCGCCTTCCCTCGGAAGGAACGCGCGGGGGTTCGCCTGAGTTCGTGGGAATCCGGCTCAGGCCGGATAGCGGAGCGTGCAACCGCCTAGGCCCGTATGCGTGCGGATCTCTCCGCACGAAGAACAGAATTGTTTCCCAGAAAGGGGAATCCCGAACCGAAAGAGGTTACCGCCATGGCTGGTCCCCCGCCTATGCCCTCGAAGCTCGTCGAGCTGAAGGGAAACCCCTCGAAGAAGAAGCTTTCAGGCTCCGAACCGGAGCCTACGAAGGGTGCTCCTCGGCCACCGGCCGATCTGACGGGCGAAGCTCTCGCTGAATGGGGCCGTGTCGTTCCCGAGCTAGACAAGCTCGGTCTTCTGACGAAGGTCGACAGGGCTTATCTGGTGGCTTACTGCGAGGCTTGGGCGACCTTCGATCAGGCCAGGGCCGCTATGCGGGAATATGGCCCTCTGGTGGCCGGCAGGGACGGCGGATTGGTCAAGAATCCAGCCGCTCAGGTCATGAGAGACGCGGCTGATCTCATGCTGAAGTTTGGTAGCCGTTTCGGCTTGTCTCCCTCGGACCGTACGCGGCTCTCTGTGCCCTCTCAGGCCGAGGACGGCCCCGACGCTCAGGTTCTCTCTCTCCTGAGCTAAGAGGGGCATTCAGACCCCTTCTCGGGGGTCAGGGGTTGAACACTCACGTTGACCAGCGAAGGGCGGTCGCGGTCCGTGAGTGTTCCCCCGTTGGGAACGTAGCTCAGTCGGAAGAGCTACCGGGTGAAATCCGGTGCGCGGGGGTTCGAAGCCTCCCGTTCCCACAGTGGGGTAGCTCCCCTGTTCCTGAAACTCCCCCTGATCAGGGGACGGAGGGAACGCGCACTTCGTCTAGTGGCTCAGGACTCCTCCCTTCCGGAGGCAACGCGGGTTCGAATCCCGCAGTGCGCCCCAATGCGTTTACACGTCTTCCATGAACGGGGTTCATCGTGGCTCAGGTCACTACGGCTTCACGCCAGTACACGCTTTCGCTTTCCGAGGATCTTCCGACCGAGTATTTCCCGTTTGAGCCGGACGTGGATCGAACGCCCGAGCTGGATCAGCTCGCAATGGACTACCTGAACGCGAAGCTTGCGCTCTTCGCGGCCGTGTCTCCGACCCGCGGCTTCGCCGGTCGGACGCTCACCTATTCCGGAACGACTGTCGTCAGTGAGACGACCAACGAGAACGCCAGGCTTTACCCGTCTTACGTCTAGCAGGAGTAACACCCCATGCCCACGATATCCGGCGATGAAGATTGCGCGGTTCACAAGAACCATATGCCGAAGCCTTACGGAACGGACCTTCACCACGTTTGGCCGAAGGGCATGGGCGGGCCGGACGTGGCAGAGAACAAGGTTCCGGTATGCGCTACCGGTCATCAGAACATTCACCGGCTTCTCTCGAAGCTGGTCGACGGCCAGGGCGTCATTCCCTGGGAGGTCGAGAGGGCCTTTCATCCGGGCGAACGGAAGTACGCCAGGCTTGGCTATGAGCGGTCCGTGAGGGGCGCTCTGTGACCCCGAAGAAACGCCGTAGGCGACGGCCGGAAGGTTGGCTATCTCGTCGGGAGTACGCCATTAAGCGACGCTGCGAAGAGTGGGGTGTTCCCTACTCGACCGTGAGTCGAGCGAAGGTATTCAACCGTGACGGTTGGGTGTGTCAGCTTTGCGGACAGCCTATCGACCGAGTGATTCGCTTCCCGAAGCCACTCAGTAAGTCACTCGACCACATCGTTCCCCTGTCGCACGGCCCCGGCACTCCGGGGCACGTCGAGAGCAATTGCCAGGCCGCACATTTGGGCTGCAATTCCTCGAAGGGCAATCGCGTGTGAGTGATCCCTTTCGGTAACCGGTCTATCTCCGATGCAAAGACCGGGAAACGAGGGGGCGAGCGTGAGCGATATTATCCGCTCCCCCTTCGGGCCGACCGATCCTCGGGAAGGCTTCTTCTACTACGACGAAGCCAAAGCTGAACGCGCCGTTCAGTTCATCGAACGTCTGATAGTCCACACGAAGGGCCGCCATGCGGGCGCTCCCTTCATTCTCGACGAGTGGCAGAAGAACGAGATCGTTCGACCGCTCTTCGGAACCGTGTCGTATGACGACCAGTACGACGAATACGTTCGTCAGTACCGCATTGCGTGGCTTGAGATGGCACGCAAGAACGGGAAGAGCGAACTTCTCTCGGCCTTCGCACTCCTCGGCCTGGTGGGCGATGACGAAGAGTCCGCCGAAGTCTATTCGGTGGCGGTCGACCGCGACCAGGCCGGTTTGGTGTACAACACTGCGAAGCGCATGGTCGAGCTGAATCCGATTCTGAACAACCGACTCGAAATCATCGACTCGAAGAAGCGGATTATCGACCGGAAGACGAACAGCTTCTATCAGGTCTTGCCCGGTGACGCTGCGGGTGCCCTCGGCACCAACCCGAGCATGGTCCTTTTCGATGAGGTCCTTACGCAGAAAGACCGGCATCTCTGGGACAGCATGAGGCAGGGCTTCGGTACTCGTCGACAGCCGATCATGATTGCTGCGACAACAGCCGCGTATCGAACCGCGGCCTTCGCTCTCGAAGAGCACGAACACTCTCTTCGTGTCCGCGAGGATCAGAACATGGACCCCGCGCGATTCGTATTCGCGCGCAATGTTCCCGATGACTGGGACTGGAAGAACGAAGGTTCCCCGCCCTCGGTCGAGCATCCGAAGGGAACGGGTTGGTATCTCGCTAACCCCGCCCTCGGGTCCTTCCTGAACATCAACAACCTGCGGGCCGAGGCCATGGAAGCGGCCGAGAAGCCCACGGCTCAGAACGCGTTCCGAGTCTTCCGCCTGAATCAGTGGGTGTCTCAGGCGAACAGGTGGCTCGACATGCACCTATGGGACGAGAACGGTTCGCTGAAGGTCGACCGCGACCGGCTGAAGGGCCGCCCCTGCTTTGCCGGTATCGACCTGGCCGCTACGGGCGACTTCAACGCGTGGGTTCTTCTCTTCCCCGGAACACCGACTGACCCGGACGCCGAGGGGTGGACAGTGGTTCCCCATTTCTGGGTGCCACGGCCGGCAGTTGAGCGGCGATCGAATATGAAGAGCCACTTCGAGGTGTGGGAGCGAGAAGGCTTCCTGAGCGTTACCGAGGGGCCTACGACCGACTTCAAGGCCATCTTCCGGCACATAGCCGAGGACGCCGAGACGTTCCGTATCCGCTTCTTCGGATACGACCCGTGGAATGCGACTCAGCTTGTCAACGAGCTTGAAGAGCAGGGCCTTACGGCCGTGAAGGTGCCGCAGAGTGCGGCCAGGCTGAACGATCCCTCGAAGGCCATTGAGTCCGCCCTAGCGGGCCGAGAGCTTCACCATGGCGGCCATCCGGTCCTTCGTTGGATGGCGGATAACGTCGAGCTTGACGTGACCGGAGACGGTTTGGTGAAGCCTTCTAAGGCGAAGTCGGGCGAGAAGATCGACGGCATAGCCGCTCTCGCTAACGCTTTCTTCCTCACGGCTCTTCCGGCAGATGAAGAAGCGCATGTGACCTTCTTCAACTTCAACGAAGAGTATTCGGACTCTGAGCTAGAGGCTCTTCTTACTCCTGCCACTCGGCAGAGGGATTACTTCCTAGAAGACGACGATTAGGAGATTCATGGATCGGCCCAACGTGGGCCGCTCCCTCCGTAACGTCGCGTCTGCCTTTGTCCCGAACGTCTTTCAGGTGGGCAGTCTCGGCTTTATTGCCGTTGCTGCCTACGACGTTGCGCGCCCTCTCGGGCATTTCGCGGTGGCCGTGTGCCTCGGGCTTATCGGTTACGCGACGGACGGGGGTAAGCGGTCGTGAGCCTGTTTACACGCATCGGAGAGATACGCGCGGCCCTCGGGGGCCTGGCTTCCGATTGGGAACGTGACGTCGAGTCGCCCGGCATTCGCACGGCTTCAGGCCGGAAGGTGAATCGCCGGAACAGTCTTCAGATGGTGGCGGTTTACGCCTGTCAGTCTCTCATTGGCGATGCTGTCGCATCGCTTCCGGTGGATCACTACACGACGATTAGCGGCCGGAAGGAATACTTCGACCGGTCGCCCCGGTGGGTGACTCAGCCGAACCCGTATCAGACCTCTTACGAGTTTTGGTTCCGGGTGGTTATCAGCCTTCTGTCTGACGGTAACGCATTCATTCACACGATGCGGAATGACCGTGGCGAGGTTCAGGCCCTTTACTGC